AGGATTTTGTGGTTGTATGTCGAGGATATTGAATTTTTAATTACGGAAAGCTTGAAATTACAAAAGCTTTAGGCATGAGAATAAGGAGTGGTCAAGTCTATAGCAGTAGCAGAGGAGAGAAGGGTTTGGTTGTGGACTAGACCACAATGCTTATATACACCTAATGCACTTAAGTATATTACGGTGATTAAGGTGATAAATTGGGGAGAAGTACTAGAACATGTGGATGAAGCTTTAAGGTACTTCAGTAGTCAAGGAGTCAAGCCTACACTTAGAACATTGTTCTACTACTTGGTCAGCAAGAACATAATTCCAAACACAAGGAGTAGCTACAAGCAACTGTCAAGGAAGCTAGTTAATGCTAGGAAGCAAGGGAGATATGAGTGGGATTTCCTTGAGGACAAAACCAGACTTGTCTATGGAAATATTGATGATGGAAGATTCAGAGATGATGAGGTTGAAAGGTTTGAGGAGACCCTAAAGCAGAGACTTGAAGAGCTTGACATTGACAAAATGCTAGCAGAAACCTTTGACTACCTACAGCCTTTCATAACTGTCGGTAGATGGGCAGAACAGCCTTATGCAGTTGAGATTTGGATAGAGAAGGAAGCTTTAAGCTCTACAATTCAAAACTGGACAGAAGGACTAGGAGTTTTGATAAGGGTTAACAGAGGATATTCAAGCTGGACATTTATCTACAACAATGTTCAAGCATTGAGGTATGAGCTTGAGAAACATGATAAAGTCATTATATTGTACTTGGGAGACTTAGACCCTTCTGGAGTTGACATTGAGAGGTTTCTCAAGGAAGCCTTAGACTATTTTGGTCTTCCAGAGGATAAGGTGCAACTGATAAGGCTTGCTGTTACTCCAGAGCAAGTTAGGAAGTACAACCTTCCACCTAGACCAGAAGACGCAGAAACCTTAGCCAAATTGCAGAGAGACCCAAGGTACAAGAATTATGAGCATGAGTATATTGTAGAGCTTGATTCACTAGTTGCTTACGTACCAGAAGAGTTTAGGAGAATACTCATAGAAGCCATTTATAGCTACTGGGATAGGGAGATTTACGAAAAGCTCAGAGCTAAGGCTGAAGCACTCAGAAGTCAAGTAAAACAGCTATTGGAAGACTACAAGGCTAAGGCTAAACAGAAAATCCTTGACATGCTGAGCTAAGCTCCCAAAATTTCCCAATTTTTTATCTTTTTCGATTTTGTGTAATTGCAAAAGGTTTATATACCCTTAAGGGTATTATGGTTATTAGGGGGGTTAAGTAGAGATGGGGCAGTACTTCCTACTTGTAAATAAGACCAAAAAGGAGTACGTTAAAGGTGGCTCTAAGCTCTGGGAATGGCTTGCTAATAACGAGGCTAGACTTCTGTGCTGGCTAGTAGCTAAAGCTCCAATGGATGGTACTGGCATGTGCAACTTTGAGCCAGAGTTTAAAGAGGCTGAGAGGCTCTACTGGGATGCAAAAGACAAGAAGACTAAGGAAAAGGCTTTAGAGACTATAAGCAGAATTTCTAGGACTCCTCTAGGGAAAGGAAGGTTTAAGACTTGTGGAAGATGGGCTGGAGATGAGATTTACCTTGTAGGAGACTATGATGATAGTGGATTATACCATGAAGCTAAAGCCTTCTACAAGGACATAACTAGAGAGGTTGTTGAGGAGTTCAATGAGTTCATTGAGCTTGAGGAGTGCAAGGTAGGGAAAAGATTAGCTATTCGACCAGACTTGATTATAACAGCTAAGCCTTAACTTTCCCTTTTTTTATCTTGCTCTGATTTGGCTTAGTGGAATTGGTACTGGTTTAGGCGTTACTGGTTTATGCTCATCTAGTGTTCTTAGAGCTTCCTCACATGCAGTAGGGTTGACTTTTTGGGATTCCCATGCATTTTTGACTTTTTCTAGCCATTTGTTTTGGTCTATGTAGGTGTTTACAATTTCATCCACATCATGCTTGTATGCTTCTAGAGTGTTTTGTACGCTAGTTACTCCTTCCGAAAGCTTCTGAGTGTAGTTTCTGAGTCTTTCCCATTCTTTCAATGGTATGGGATTCATTTTCTTCTTTCACCTATGCTATGTTGTTAGACTAGTCCTCATTATAAGGGTTGCGAGTATGGTCTAAAAAAATGGGGATTTAAGAAGTAGTTTTCGAGATTGTCGAGTCTATTTCTCCTTTCCGTGTATCACTTTCCATCCGATTGCGAAGCCTAGACCGACAATTAGCCCAGATACGAATAGCCCTATTACTGGCTGTACCCAACTCCAGTCCATATTTTCACCACTTAGAAGTCGAGAAATAAGCCTAATTTAAGGTTTTCTAATTTTGTGTAGATTGAGGGTCTTATCTCTGTTGTCTTCTTAGCTCTTTTAGGGGGATGGGTCTAGTACTTGTGCTGGTCTGTTTCCATGTTTTGAGTCCAGTTCCTCTTGGGGGTAGCTGGTCTATTGGGAGCAATTCTCCAGTTCTCTGGAAGTGTCTAAGTTGCCTTTCTTGGTCTGTCCTTGGTCTTCCGTATCTCCTTTCTTCGGACATTTTTGTTTTCACCAACTAATGTTGGACTAGCTGAGTATTTAAGTATTGTATAGCTTCCTTTTTTGTGTTTGTATAATTTATGCAAATAGAAAGGTTTTTATAGGACTTAGGTGCATATTAACATGTAGTTAACATGAAAAGGGGGGATGTAGCCGTGTCCGAGATGAAGATTGTATTTGATGTAGGTAAAATAGATGAGACTTGGAAAGAATACAACATTACAGAGGCATACCTAAAATACAATGACAAGCAGACACCTTACAAGGCTATTCTCAAGAACGGAAGGCTTGTAGCAATTGTCGGTAGGGGCTATCAAGTTCTTCCTAATGAGGTTGTCAAGCAAGTAGCTGATGAAATAGCTAGTAGGCTGAATGCAGAGCCTCTGCTTGAGAAGACTAGGCTACCTACTGAGTGGGGTAACGCCTATTTCAGCAAGGATTCTTGGAAGGTCTATTTGGTCTATACTCTCCCAGAATGGCATGAGATAGACGGAAGGGATAGGTGCAAGATTGGATTTGCCTTCAGAAACAGCATTGATGGAACACTAGCGTTTAGCGTTACTGGATTCACATATAGAGAAATGTGCTCTAATGGTGTTTTCATGGGCTACAGAGAGCTTGCGAGGTTTTACCACAAGCACACTAAGGGCTTGAAGGTTGACATGGATAATATTCTGAAACGTACAATGGATGTAATCAATGCTATGGAGAAGGTGTTAGAGGCTTATCGTAAGATGGTTGAGCTTCAGCTTAATGAGGAAATTGCTGAGAGCATAGCTAAAAGCAGACTTCCAAGAAAGCTGTTACCACCTTACATTAAGACGGAAGGAACTGAGCTTGTGTGGTTCGATGAGTCCAAGACCGTCTGGGATACCTACAATGATGTTACCGAGAGGATTTGGCATAATGTCCGTCAAGACATTGTAACCAAGAACAGAATGTTTGATGAGCTACACAAGATTTTAAGCCCAGTAGTTGCGGTGGTCTAGTCTATGAAGGATGAAGAGATTAGAAAACATGCAAGGGCTTTAGCGAAATTCCACTACCAGAAAATATTGGATGATACTAGTCTGCTAGTGCAACTATGTGTCGGATGGGAACATCCAAACCTTGAGGAGACCGTTAGAACTGTCTTAAAGGAAATACAGAGGTTGAAAGAATGAAGGTCGAAAGAGAAGGAAAGGACATTTCTGTAACCGTACAAGGCATTCGCTTTACTATCAAGGGACACTACCATCCACCTTATCTATGGATTGAGAAGTACAGACCGAGAAAGGGAGACTACAGCATTGTAATCCAGCTAGACGCTACCCACATACTTGCTAAGGCTCTTGAGACGGTAGCCTCTGAGATTAGGAAGGTCTTAGAGGAACAATATGAGCAAGAGCATGAACTCTGTCCCTCTTTCTCTTGTACGTAAGGGAGAGTGGTCTAGTATGACCTTAACTGTTAGAATGCCTAAAGTGGAGATTGAAGACGCTAGGAGTTGCAAGTACTGTAAGCATGTCAATGTCTGTGCATTGTATAGGGCTATTGCACCTTTGCTCAACCAATGGGAAGGAAGGAAGCCTTTTGAGGTCTGGAATTTGGCTAAAATCTGTAAGGAGTACATGCCTAACTATACGGAATTAGCCAAATTGGAGAGTGAGAAATGATGGAAGAGCTTGATTATGAGGTAATGGTGAAAGACTCTAAGCAAGTGCGTATTCAGAATGGAGAAGCCCTTAATGGGTTCTGGGGTTGGGCTAAAATCTACAAAATCCAGAAGTTGAACATGCATGTGGTAGCTATCTTCATTCCGCTACCGTTCAAGGAAGCTTGCGAAGAGCTAATAGAAGAGCTAAAAGTTGAGTAGTTAACCTACGTTAAGTACCCTTATTTTTTTCAGCTTTTTTATTACTTTTTTGTGGAAGTCTTTCGGAATTTGTGATAAGTCTTTTTGCGGACATAAGATTTTTATACATTCTGCATGTATAAATTTGGCTTGGTGAGGTTATGTCTGAAGAAAGGGTACTTACGCCTTTAGAGGAAAGGTTGATTGAAGCTATGAGAGAGCATTTGACCATCAAGGATTCTGCACATGCTATTGGTATTAAGGAACGTACAGCCTATACCATTTTGTATAGGTTACGCCGAAAGTACTGGAGAGCTAGGAAGCTTGTTAATACATTGACCAGCAAAATGAGGGGGAATGAGCTTTTGCGTAAGGCTTTAGCTAAGAGATACTACCCTAAAGAGAGTGAGGTCTGGCTTGGTGATGTAGATTGGTAAAGAAGTTTCCTTGTTTTATTTGTGGAGAGCCTACAGATACGTATGTTAGGGATGCTGTGAACAAAACTAAAGTTCCTATGTGTGAAAGGTGTTTTTTGCAGTATTATCCCTCTAAAAAGAACGTGCAGAGGCTTGATTTTTGGATGTTAATCTTTCCGATTATTGAGAGAGCTTGAGGGCTTCAAGGAAGGCTGACTTTAAGCCTATCTTCCATGAGCCAAGTTGTCTGTCTCTGAACACGTAAATGATTCCGTCTTGCTTTAGGCGTTTTAGTACTTCAGTAGCCATTTGTGGACTAATCTTGAATCTTTCTGCAAAGTCGAATGGAGTGTCAAAATACAGATATTTAGAGCCAGTTTTGTTGTAATGGTCTATCAGTACCTCTACTACTTCCTTCTCTTTCTCACTCAAATCGCAACTCTGAAGCCAAAGCTCCAAGCCAGTTTGCCTCAAAGAAGCTTGCTTTGAAGCTCTTTTTTCTGTTATATTTCTGTTATATTTCTGTTTAATAACTGTTATATAACTGTTATATTTTGTGTACTTAAGTGTATTAAGTGTATTAAGTATATTAAGCAAAGCAACTCCAATTTCAGTTATTCTATAGTAATAACGGTCTTTCTGAACGAATCCGTACCGTCTAAGGCGATTCAGATAGACATTTACGTAAATGGGGTCTTTTCCAGTCAGTTCGCAGAGTTCACATAGGAGTAGTTGCTTGTCTCTGAGATGGTGCAGAAGCTCAATTGAGAAGCCTCTGACCTTAACCCAGTCAGTAGTAGTAGTAGATAATAATGCTAGACATTCTTCACGGCTCATTTCAGTTCGTAACATTTTTATGCTACAACTCCTATATTTTCTGCTTGCAGACCGCAATTTCACTATTTTTTATTTTTTGAATATAAACCTTAACCACAAAAAATTCAAGTCTCTGTCTAAAATTTTAGAGTATGGGATGATGAAGTTAGCCCAACCCCCAAATTACACCTACAGTTACGCCCCAAATCTCCCCGATGTTCGGAAATGGGCTAACTGACCCTCATTCCGATAAGGCTTAAAATAGTTTTTCACGATAATATTTTGAAAAGGAGTGAGTAGGAGCATGGGTGATGTACTAGCTACCTTGATTGACGTGTTTGCTCCTACGATAGCTCAAAAGTTCAAGGAAATTGTAGGAAATAGGCGTTTGAAAGGGAATGAGCTAAATACTTTGCTTGTTGCTCTTGTGCTGGAACAGAATAGTCAAATTACAAAGGCTCTCAATGAGATGAACCATAACATGATTAAGCTGGGAAACAACATAGGGAAGGTCTTACGTGAGCTAAAGACGGTCAATGAGGGAATTGCTGTTTTACTTAAAAGAACTGAGAGTTGATTGTCCTATTTCTTGTGGTGGGGTATCTGAAAGCATAAAGTACCCTTTTTTGGGAGAGAATAGGTAGCCTTCCTCTTTTAGTTTCCGTACTGTCCGTGTTATGGTCTCTGCTTTAATTTTGAAGGGATACCTTACTTGCACAGCCTTTATGATTTCCTCATAGTTTACTGGTCTTTTTCGACTTCTAATTAGAAATCTTATGGCTTTTAGAACGTGTGTTTTTAAACGGTCTAGTCTATCTTCGATTTCCCTATAGGTTGGTTCTAGGTCATCCACTTTCTGGGCTAGAGCATTTCTGAGTAAGGCGTTTTCCTCTTCTAGTTTAGCTACTCTCTTACGTAGGAAATTGATTTCTTCCCTTAAATGCTTGATAAATTCATCATGCTCTCTTAAGCTCAATTTTTCCGCACCTTTCACACTCTAAAACTAGTACATAACCAAAAAGAATGGCTATTCGTTTAAACTTGTGTCCTTTTACTAGGCATATCAAGTTCATTGTTATGCTCACTCCTTACGTTTTCGTATTTTCTTTAACCTTTTGATTTCCATGCATTCAGCCTTGAAGAAACAGTTTTGGCATTCTAGGTCATTTTCGTTATATTTGCCTATGCACTTGACTAGACTTTCGGTTGTTCTAGGCATTTACTCCAGCCCCAGCCTCTTTTTCTCCTCTGGAATAACCTTTCTGAGCAATTCATTTACAGTTAAAGAAAACTTCCTAGTAGGATTCGTATGTATAGCCTTCACTATTTTCCAAACATCTTCCCAAACCTCATCATCAAACCACACCTTAACTACCTTGACCATTTTTCCATCCCCCTAATTAACTTAATACACCTACGGTATATAAGCGTTTTGATACCCTTTAGAACCGTAAGGTATATAAGGGACTTAAGCACCATATACTACATGGTGAACACAATGATATGTGAGATATGTGGAAGGTCAGACGTACCATTAGAATATCACATTATAAGGTATGCTCCACTTCAATACAGACGCTTATGTAAAACATGCCATAAAATCGTACACGGAAGATTCCCAATTATCCTTGAAATCTTCAGAGACTACTACCCAATCGTGAACGGAAAAGGACAATTCGGAAGATACAACCAGAAATTCATAATAGTACCAAAATCAAGACCAGCAAAAATAACTCTAGAAAAGCTCAAAACATACGTAGCAACCCTACAAAAGAGATTTCCAGACAAAAACTTCATTCTAAAGAAGAAACAAGTAGGAAAAATAACCTACTACATTCTCACCAAGAAACGCTACGACAAACACGGAAACCTACAGAGAGACATTGTACCACTCTGGTTCGACATAGAAAACCAGAAAGTGTGGATTGAGGAAAGAGTAGTTAAGAAAATGCCTAAACTAGCAAACTACATAATCATGGTAACCCTAGGAGCATTAGGAATATCCCAATCCAAATATTACGGAATGGAGAGGTAGGAAGTGTCGGCGTACAGATATGGATACCTAGTAGAGCATAGGTGCAGAGAACTCCTAAAGCAGAAAGGAGCATACGTAATACGCAGTAGCAGAAGCTTAGGCGTAGCAGACCTAATAGCCTTCTTCCCAGACCAAAACGAAATCTGGCTGGTTCAATGCAAAAAAGCAGAAGCACCTAAAGACTTGTCCAAGCTCCACAAGAAATTCCAAGACCTATACAGCCTAGCTGGAACATATAGGGTAAGACCCTTCGTGTTCATTAAAAAAGAAGGAAGATACACATTTATAGAGGTGAAAAAGGTTGAAGAAACTAAAAGCCCTACTAGACCTAGCGAAAAACATACTTAACCTACTTTTAGGCGTAATCCTATTTCTATTCGACATCCTAGTATCCTTCATAGTTGTGTGTATTTTTGGAGCTTTGCTTGGAGCTATAGGAATCGGAATAGGCATACCCCTAGGATTCCTTGTAATGGCAATTCTCATAGGAATACAAGTTAAAATACTCAAAAAGCTAGGAATAATCAAAGAAAAAACTAAAAAGAAAACTCAGTAAGGAAGCCTAGTTGCAGACCCAAACCTACTGACCATACGCCTATGCACATTCTCAATTCTAAAGACTCTCATAAACTCATCCGAAAGCTGATTAGCCTTCTTGCGTACTTCATCCTCTGTTAAGTCTGGATACGTAGCACCAATCACACTATAACACACATTATAAAGCTCAGTTCTAACTTGGTCTTCATTGATATGTCCACCAACATACAACTGGAAAAGATAATTAATCGTAGTAGCGATGTCAACCCTTGTAGCTGGGTCTGGAATGCCAGAAATCAAAGTCAAAATCTTTTGCTGAAGACTCATAACTTCATCCCTCAAACTCCTCAATAACCTTGATTAAAGCCCTCATAATTAAGTCTTCCTTGCTAATCCCACTCTTCTTACTGCATTGAACAAGCCTATCATAAAGCCTAGCTGGAACAACAATCTGCAACACCTTAGTAGCCAAATTAACCACCCTTTACCGTACTCAATAATTCTGTACTCCCAGCCTTGTATTTTTTACGCCTATTAGTCCTACGTGATAGAATACTCCTCTTTGCTCTCAAAATCACATCAGTAGCTTCTTTAATTGTATCCTCAGTAATCTCACCCTCAATAGTCATAATAATCTTGTTTCCCTCAATCCTAATCTCACTCTTTTCATTAATTCTAATCCCATCACGAACCAAAAGCTCATTCATCCTAGCTTGGTAGTACCTCAAAACCCAATGAAATTCCTTCTTAACCAAATAAAGAGCACTATCAATAGCTCTCTTCCTAGCGTCTCTGTACTCCAGATTTAAAGCTTCGTCAAACTCTTCCTCTTTTACTTCAAGCTTCTGCATGGCTAATAAAGTACCCCACACTAGTTCAATCTTTGCAATTACCTTTAATGTAATCCACCCTTTTAATGCTTTCGTAAGAAAAAAGAAAAGGTGAAGGAAAATGCCCCTCTATAGAGACGGTCTTGACATGTACAAGAAATACCAAGCGAAGTTCAACCCCACAGTAATTAGCACAAGGTTCACAGATGTTCAGAGTGTAGCCCTTGACAGAGCACAAGCTGGACTCAACGCAATCGGAACGGTAAGGGACATGGTTCGACCAATCCTTGACAACTATGGTGTAACGGGTGGCTTAAGAGCCACCTATTTGGCATTTGCCACCAAGCTCTATAGACATGTCCTACACCAGTCTGGAGACTCAGCAAAGACAATCGCTACGGCTCTGAAGACTTACTTCGTGAACGCCTATGGACTTAACTCAGACATCTGTGATGAAATCATTAACGTAGTCTGTGGATGGGCTATAGCCTACTAGACTAGCCTAAACCCTTAATACCCTCAAGTTCCCCATTTTTTTGATATGACAACATACGGTATCATTAGCCCACATAAGACAAGTCTAGTTGTGGTTGCAGAAGACATAACAAAAGCACTCAACAAGCTGGGAGTACCAGCCAAACACTTCAAACAGCAAATTTTCTGGTTCAATGCAGTTAAAGAGTTCGACAAGGCAATAATGGTTATGACATTTGACCCTCTCTATGTGGGAAACTGGCTTCTCCAACTAAGAGACTATCAAAAACACGGAATATCTGGTGTATGCTATGCAACCGTCGAAGGAATGCCAAAACAACACCTTGTAAAAGACTGGCATAGAGAAGACATCCTATACATAGCAAACAGCAAATTCACACAAAAAATGCTAACAGCCATAGGACTCCAAGTTATTAAGACCATTCCTCACGGAATCAACCTAGAAGACGTGGAAGAGGCTGAAAAGCTCAAAAAAGACCTACACAAAAGACTAGGAGCAAGGTTTGTAGTGGGTACTGTACAGAGTGGACATCCAAGAAAAGGCTTAGAATACCTAGCAAGAGTGGTGCAACAAACACTAGAAAAAGATTCTAGTATAAAGTTCTATGTGCTAACAGAGGAAAGAGGAGCAAAGTGGTTTGATGACTTACCCAATGTCTATGTGGATACAAGATTTATGAAACTTCCAAGATGGGAAGTGCTCAGCCTAATAGGAAGCTTTGATGTGTACTTGCAGACTAGTCTATGTGAAGGGTTTGGTCTCCCACTTCTAGAAGCTCAAGCCTTGGGAGTACCATGTATATATCCAGAATACGAACCCCTAACCCAAGTAGCACCTACAAACATCAACTTCCCAGTTCCAATAGTTGAAACTGAAATGAAAGACTTTGGAGACGGAATATGGTATCTATGCCATTATTTTGATACAGAAGAAATGTCTAGAACAGTTCTCTATGTTTTTGACCTATACAAAAAATCTAGAGGAAACTTCGATGGATTAAAGGAGAAACTAAAAGAATACGCAAAGCAAATGGACATAACAAACACATATAAGGCATTCGTACAATAGCAAACATGAACAAGCCTTGATAATCCCAAAGGAAAGACCATACGAACAATGGAAAAAGAAATACTGGACAAAAACAGCCTCTGACTCAGCCATAAATCTAACTTTCACCAGAAGCCTAGACTTATCCCCTCTATTTGCGGAAATTGTATGGCTACAAATCTCCGCATTCGACCTAACAGAGCTAGGAATAGGACTACTAAACGCAATAACCCCAATAGACCTAGAACCCTACTCAATAGACTTCACCTATGAACTTCCAAGTGTAGAGGAAACCCTACAAGGAATATGGGCTAACTTCGAGCCAGTACCCTACGAAAAACTATACTCATGGATGACAGACTACAGAGAGTACATCCTAGAAAATTTTGAGGAAGAATATCAAGCAGACCTACTGGTTGGAAAAGGAGAAAAGGCAATTTATGGCGTAACTCCATACGGAAGAGGCTTATACGACCCAGTAGTAGCGAGAGAATTTCTCAGAGCAACCTTCTACAAGCTGAGACAGATAAGAACCCCAGACATATCATGGAAGACCAACCTACAGCAAATACAAGAACTACTGGAAATGATAGAAATTACAGATGACATGGTTTGGAATAGGCTATTCATGATAATGAGTGCACAGACAAACGCATTTGTGCTTGGATTATCCGTACTTGGTAGAAGCTTCCTAACAGAAACAGAGAACGGAATGGGAAAAGTACCAATAATAGACGCACAAGGCAACCTAGCAGAGATAAAATTCAAAACGTTAGACCATCTGCAAATAGGCTTCGTACTAGGAGTTACTCCTCTAGGCTACGGAATACTCCTACCCAAGAAGAGCATATACAAACTTCCCAATGGAAAGGAAAACCCAGCAATAATCAAGGTACTATGCGAAAAAATCTATGGAATGATAAACAGAGCACCAGCAATAGCATGGGCTTACAGCAACTATAACAGACCAGAAGAAATGACAAACTTCCATAAATCCGAAAAAGCAGACCAATATGACAACCTGATGAGGATAAGAGGAGAAATAGAAAGGTGGACAATCCCAAGAATCCCCAAATCAGAACAAAACCCCCTAAGAATCAGACAATACCAAAATGCAGTACTTCAAGCAATATGCTGGAGAGCTAAAAGACATGCATGGGGTTTCAAAGCTTGGGAATCAATGACCGAAGAGGAGTTCAAGGATTGGTGGTTGAAAAACTGGGAGTCTCAAGGTTTAAATCCAGACGTATTAAAAACACTATATGAGGAGATGAGTATATGGGTACAACACGTAAGAGACGTAAAAACACGGATAGGACAACGCCTCAAGCAAGTCCGCAAACGCCTAGCTCTGTCGGTATGATTCAACCACCAGTTCCAGCACCACCTATATCTCAAGAAGTCAGAGATGAACTAACAGCAACAATGCAAGAACTACTTTTAAAAACGCATGAATTATCATTTGAATACTCAACCCTAGATTGCAAAGACATACATAAATGTCCCTTAGCTAACAAATGCAGAGAACTCTTCAAAACAGTAAAGAAAATGCACAACCTATTAAAGCAAATACAACCCCCATCTAATAAGGGGTACATAAGCTAAAATGGAAAGAATGGAAATACGTCTCCCCCCTTTTTCCATAGAGGTAGATGACGCAATAGTTACAGTATGGGAAGTAATCAAAACACAGCCAGTAGGTGGAAGACCAAGATACCATGTTGTAGTTTCCTTCCGATATAGAGGAATAGAGTCCAAAAGATACGGCATAGACGCAAAGGATACCAAAGACCTAATAAACAAACTTAAGATAGAACTTACAAAGCTAAAAATGATAGAGTACACTTATGATAAGGAGACTCTAAGGAAAGTGATGACCCAATGAGCAATATTGAAGAGGAAGAATCAATACTTGACATTTCACTAAAAGACATCAAAAAACTAGGGGAAATACTAGCCCAAGCATACATTGAACAATGCCAAAACGCAGACTTCTACAAGGTATATGTTGTCTCTGGAATGGAAGTCATTACAGAGCAAGAAGCCATAGAAGTCATTAACCTAGACATCATATCTAGCAGTACTGCTGGAATCTTAGACCCTCTAGGTCAGCTAAAAGACTGGCTAACTGGAATGTTCAATTCAGTTGCTTCATGGATTACTTCGGGAATTGAAAGCTTCATAAATAGTGTAATAAAACCAATTTTAGACACAATTTCTAGTGGAGTAAACACGATTTGGAGCACAATTTCAGAAACAGCCGTAACCATAGCTGGAACGGTCTATACTGGACTAACGAGCATTCTAGAGGGAGTAGGAAACGTAGTAAGTCAAGTAGGTTCAGCCCTAACTGGATTCATAAACGCAATACTGAAGTTCCCAGAATGGTTTCCCAAATGGTTCTGGGATAATATAGCAAAACCAATCTCAGACGCACTAGGTGGACTAGCCTCAGCAATATGGAACATGCTTCCAGACTGGCTCAAAGACATCTTTACTGGGATAGGAAACTTCTTCTCTGGAATAGCTGAAGGATTCATAGCACTAATTCAAGACCCAATAGGATGGGCTAACACATACATAGTTTCCCCACTAGTTCAAGGATTAACATGGCTTGGAGAAACAATATGGAACGGTCTCCAAACACTAGGTGAATGGATTGTCTCAGCAATACAAGGAGCATGGGATTTCATATCAAACGTATTTACACAATTCTTTAACTTCATGGGAGACGCATTATTCAGATTCTTCTCTGGAATATGGAATGCCTTTACGCTAATCACCACTCCAATAAAGGAATTTTTTGAATGGATACTTGGTGGAGTAGGAGACCTAACCAGAACAGTAGCACAAGATGTGCTAGGGAGTCTTATAGGATGGGTAATGTCTTCTCTGGGAATAGCACCAAAAGAAGAGGAAATATCTGAGCAAGTAGGAACGACAATTGTCTATGCTCTGGGTCTGATGACCTTTCCATTATACGGACAGTTACCAACAAGACTTGTTAGCTGGATTATGACCGCAATTGGAAAAGCACTAGGCGACCTAGAATGGAATCTAAGGATAAACCTCAGACCACTAGGACTAGGAGTAGATACCACATTCAACTTTGCAAAAGCTCTAGGCTCAACACTAACAACATTCAGCAAAGAAATGATGGAATACATAAAGGAATTTGGCAGAGGACTAGTCTATGGATATGCAATATGGTTCACTAGACCAGTAAGCAGACTAGTCAACTACATGATAAGAAACCTAGTACCAGTTGAAATCCCCAGAGAAGACGTAATTCTAGAATATGCAAGAAGACACATAGACTACCTATTTGAATACGATGCGGAAGGAAACCTAGTCAATATAGCTCCCAGAGAGTCTTATGCTGAAGTACTCAAATGGGCTAACTATTTCTATGGTCTCTACGGCTACTCCGACCAAGCATTAAGGTGGATGTTCAGCTACAGCTTAGATGATTGGATTTCTATCTATGATAGATTCGGAAGGAAGAGGAACATTCCATTAAGCCTAGTACACTCCCTACCCTCAGCCTCTGACCTATGTCGAATGATGGTCAGAGACATAATCCTACAGCTAGATGAGTTCAAAAGAGCCATGAGAACAAGAGGAATGACAGATGACATAGCATACCTATACTACCTACTGCACTTCAGATACCCACCACCAGAAAGACTATGGGACTTCACAACAAGAGGAATTGCTGGTCTGCTATGGGTAACCCTAACAGATGAGGAGAAAAAGGAACTTGAAGCCAGAGCCAAAGAGCTAGGAGCATTCACACCAATAAGCCCAACTGAACTTAACTTCCAAGCTGGAATGTTGCTTTCAGCACTAAAGACCTACATGAAATGGCATGACTACGCAAGATTTAGCTGGTTACCAAACTTCACATCAGACAACCTCATATACATAGACACAATAGCAGACATACCAACAAAAATAGACCAGAGATGGATGGTCAAATGGGGAATCTACGAATACCTAGCAAGCAAAGACGTAGCCTTATCAGACCCAATCAAAAAGTTCACTACAGCAATTATTGAAGGAAGACCGACAAGCAAAGTAATGATGAACCTAGCACAGTTCTGTAGAACCCTACAAGCAACTGGACTACACCCATACTGGGTTGTCCCTACAGCCATAGCAGAATCAATGAACGCCCTAGCAGATGAAAGAACAATACTCAGAACTGGATTCATAAACCTATTCAAGGAAGGATTCTGGAACACAAAAGCACTAGAAACGCTACTAGCTGGAATAATCAAAGCAAGCTTCCTAGTAGCCTATTTCGATACAGAAGCTATGGAATGGAAGGCTGGATGGGTAAACCTTCCAGTAATGTTCCTACCAGCAGAACGAAAACTCCTAGAGCTTAGAGCCTTAATGGACAGAAGCCTAGACATACTCAGAGACACAAGCAGAGAAGTAAGCAGAGCATACTCAGAATGGATAATAGATAGCTATGATGAATACAAGAACATTCTAAGCAAGGTGATAGAGGCTGTAAACAAGATATTCGCCTATGACTATGCATTGATAACTGGGACAGAGCTTCCAAATGAAATGAAGCTACAATTTACAGAGGAATACTTCAGACCCTACGTCTATAGCCTAGAAATCTGGAGAACGGTATTCACCATCAGAAGGGTACGCTACTGGACACAGAGATTTCTAGGCTACGTAATGTATAGGCTAGCCTATGGAGTGGTCTCAAAAGAAGACGCAGACAAAATCATAGAGTACGTAAAACAAGGAGCAAAGCTCACAGACTACGAATACCAATACCTAAAGGGAATTGCAGAAGCCCTAGTTGGAATAGCTCAAAGAGAATACGCACCTACACCTTCCCAGCTAGCAACAATATGCGAAATCGTACCAGAAGCCAGAGAATTTTTCGATGAAGTAATGACCGCAAGAAAAATACCAGAAGAATGGCAAGTAATCTGGGCTAAATACATAGACCTCAAACCAGTAATTGATGACATCAAGAAAATGTACAGTAGAATCGAAGACCTATTTGTCTATTTCATGCTAAAAGAGGAAGACTACAAAGAAGTCTTATCAAAACTCAAGGATGTAGGCTACACAGACAAGGAAATAGAGCTTCTATTCCAGACAAGCAACTATGAAAGAATAAAGGTTGCATGGAGAGAACTCATAGGCGATGTTGACAGAATGACCATGCTAGCAGAGTACTCACCAAAAGCAAGAGACTATGCTATGGGTCAACTTGAAAAGATGATAGACGCACTACCCATAGAAGATGAACAGAAACAAGTCATCAAAGCTATGTGGGAACAATTCATTAGGCTAAAACCCATCATGGATGAAGTACGCAAATACATAACTGAACTAATCAATGACTTCGTAGAAGACGTGATAACAGAAGAGGAGTTCCTAGCAGAGCTAGAAGCCCTAAGAGAATACGGACTAGATGACTATGAGATTATGTTCTACAAGTCTATTGCTGGAATGAAAAAAGCTAGATACTTGAAACGCAGAGCTATGTATGGTGGTTAAAATGGCTGAAAGAAGGACTAGACCGAAAGAATTAGCCAAATCATTCACGGAACTCTACAAGCAGATAGAACCCAAAATAGCAGAGGCAATCAAAGTAGATATGAGAAGAGCAAGACAAACAGCCCCAAGACCAAGAACAAGCCCAACTCCTAGACCACTAAGAGAGCAAAGGAGAGGCTAAACTTGTCAAAATGGGGCTTAACCTACAAGGGTACAGAAATACTCACACCAGAAGAATGGAACAAGGTAGTTGACGCACTAGAGGAGCTAGACGGAAGAACCCTAGCAGAGAGAAATGGTGGAACATATACATTCTCTGGAGACGGAGTAACCACAAGCTTCCAAATACCTCACGGACTATCACAAGCACCTACAGTAGCCCTTGTAGGGAAAGCCATAGCAGACCTACCAGACATAGACTACTGGGAAGTTGATGACACCTACATAACCGTACACTTCAAATCTGCACCAGCAAGTGGGTCAGATAACGTTAAGCTCTGGTGGTTAGCAATAAGATTCTAGGAATGCTGAAATGCTATCAAGAAAGTCAATCTGGTACGTCTATCCCTTCTTTAAGCATGTTTCATGGAACAGCATAGGCGTACATCATGTAGCCCAGCTAAGACAATGGTTTAGGGTTGAAGAAATAGATGAGCTAGCCTTCCCCTTCATACACATAGTCGGAAACCCAGTAGTTTTCTTACATCCTTACTTTTACCCATTCCAAAAGCTTGAAAGAAACCTATCCCTAAAAGTACCCAAATTCTCAGCCCTAATAGGAATAGACGTTGCAGACTCAAACCAAATCAGCAAATATGCAGTAAAGCTAACCCAATACGCTACAGCCCTAATAGTCCCCTCAAACTGGGCTAGGCAATCATACATAAAATCTGGGGTCAAAAAACCAGTTTACGTACTTCCGCATGGAGTAACCCCAGAATGGATAGATACACCACCACAACCACCAAGTACATTCCAACATCTAGCAAAACTCAAGAAAGAAGAAAACAGAATACTCTTACTCAGCTACATAGTGCACTCACCATACAGAAAAGGCTTCGACCTACTAGTTGAAATCTACAGAAGAACCCTAGCGGAAAGAAACAATGTTCTCCTAGTTCTTAAAACTGGTGCTGGCGTAGGCTACTTCCCAGAATACGTAAAAGATGGAAAATACGAAATGAAAGGACAAGTCTATAGTGGATGGTTAACAGACCAGCAAAAAATGGAGCTTTTCGACCTATGTGATGTCTTTCTGCTAACCTCACGTGGTGGTGGTTTTGAACATCCAGCATTAGAAGGACTAGCAAGAGGAATACCAGTAATAGGAGCTAAAGGTGGAGCATGGGAAGACTTCCTTCCAAAATGGAGCTTAGTTGACTCCCAACCATCAAAACAAGTGCTAGAAGGAAACCCAATACACGTAGGCATAGGAGTAGAAATGAAAATAGAGAAAGCAGTAGATAGACTAATCCACATCATAGACAACCTAGATGACTACAAAGCAAGAGCAAAAGAATACGCCGAAACTACCATTAAGGAAAAATTCACATGGAATAAAATAGGAGAACAGCTAAGAGATATTCTTCTACAATATCTTTGAGTACAAATGAAAGCACCAACTCAGTATATTCACAAGTGGTCTTGGGACATCTTAATAGTTCTGGATGCTTGCAGATATGATTATTATGAGAAGTTTACTCCTTTCAAGGGAGAGCTTTTAAAGTTAGAAGTTGAATCAAGTGATACTCAAACATGGCTGACCATGAATTTCCCTTCAAGGTATCCATACGTATATGTCTCAGCAAACCCCTTTTGTAACAGCAAAATAAAGGTTGGAGATTTCTTAGGGTTAGAGCACTTTAAGAAGGTTATAGACGTATGGGAGTTTGGTTGGGATGATGAGCTTAAAACAGTTCCCCCCAGAGAAGTTACCAAAGCTTCCCTTCCTTACCTTAAAAATGAAAGAGTCATAATTCACTATATGCAACCACACTTCCCAAGCATAGGGAAAATCAGAGTAACATTTGAAGCATGGAAACCCGACCCATTAAATACAATCATTGATGGAGTAACTTATCCCAAACATCTACCCCCACTAGACATCATAAAAGAAGCTTACAAAGAAAACCTACAAATAGTCCTAAAAGAGATAAAAGCAAATCTTCTGCCAAAAATACCTAAAAATAGAAAAGTTGTGATAACATCTGACCATGGAGAATTTTTGGGAGAAAACGGTAGGTTATTCCACCCTTGCGTAAAACATCCAGTTCTAAATACAGTTTTTTGGCATGAAATAAGAAATCTCTAGGGCTTCCTAGCCCAGCAAACAATATTCGTACCACTATCATTTTTCAACTCCAAAACCTCAAAACCAATGTCTTCAAGCAACCGTTTTAAACTACTCATTGTAAAACCAGACTTGTGAGTATTCTCTGGGTACTCTTGACCACCATAAACCCAATAGCTAATAGCCTTAAAGCCATAGAGACTTCCGAACTTGAAATTGGGATTAAGAATAACCTTTTTGGCAATAGCTTCCAAATCTGGAGTCTGAATATAGATTCTACCGTTAGGCTTCAAGACCCTATGACAATCCCTAAGAAAGGTCTCAACAACTCTCCAGCTTAAATGCTCCAAGAAATCCTTAGCCAAAATCTCATCCACACTTTCATCCTCAAACCTTTGCAGAAGCTCCTTTTCTAAATCAATAACCATGTCTGGCTCAACATCTTCCCTAACATCAATATTCACATAACCTTCCCTCTTATCCAATCCACAACCCAAATTGAGCTTTAGCCCCAAGCCCTACCACTCCCTATCCATAACTCTGATACTGCACTCTAAGGGCTTCAAAGTATCTATAATCAAGTTGTGGTCTCTAGTCAGAACAATATCACCAAACTTGACAGTACGCATTAAATCCTTTCTTCCCTTAGCCATTTCAAGCCAGTACTCAACCTCTGGAAGACTAGTCCCCTTAGCAGACTTCCACTTATCATAAAGCAACTGCACAACATCAATGGCATAGGTCATGTAATCCACAAACACATTAACATGCCTAGCATAAACGTACTCTCCATCCTTAACGTACTCCATTGTCCCTACGATTTCCTCAAGCTTAGAAATATCTGCACTAATGTATGGGTCATCTGCAACCCCCATTTTACTAGCCAAATTCTTAATCATGTTCAGCAAGTTCTTAGAAGAGTCAACCCTATTGATTTCATCCGTATCCTCAATAATATCGCCTAGATACTTGTGGAAATAGACACGTCTAACATCAATTCCAGTAAGTGTATATCTAAGCTTAGTAATGACATCAACCGACTTAACCAAATCCCTAATAGCTGGACTTAAGCCCTTGACAACCTCAAAGTCAGCAATAACACGGTCAAAGACCTCAATAATCCTAGTTCTAATTGCTTGGTCTCTAACTATAACATAATCAACAAATCTCTTAGCAATATCCTTAACAGCCTTCAAGTCAATGACGGAGATAACCTCTCTAAATGGCTTTTCAACTCCTTTAGCTGTAGAGAAGTCTGGAAACACAACATCCTTGACAACAATCAACTTAACCGTAGGAACAACAATCCAATCAATAGCCTTAGCCAAATCAGAAATGTTTACTGCAAGGCTCTTACTGACATAATCTAGACCTTTAACTAAGTCTGAAACAGTAACTGCAACCCTTCTACCTATCCAATCGAGGACTCTTGCGACATCAGAAACAACTCTTGATATTTCTTTCACAAGGTAATCTGAGCTTATTACTGTATCCTTCAGAGGGATGAAAAGACCCTTAGAAACAAAGTCAACCGATTTGACAACATCAGCATAGCTTCTGTGCAGAGTAGCAGTTTTTGTAATTACGTATTCGCCTACCACATAATCTCTGAAACTCTTACTGAACTCCCTTCTAATATAGTCAGCTACAGAAATTGAATCCATAAGCGAATAGACCATATCTCTTGAAACCCAATCAGAAACCCTTGCACTTTCAACTATAGAAGCCAAAATGTCCTTAGAAATCCAATCCACTCCCTTTCCTATGTCTCTTGCTACTTTGGAAATAGCTTTACTGAAGTAATCGCTTACAACACCAGAATCAACCAGAACTTTAGAAAACGCAAGAGACACTCTATCACTTATAACCCCAGAGTCAGTAGCAACCTTTTCAACACTCTTACTGTAGAAATCACTAATTAAGCTTGAATCTCTCTTAACCAGTACAGAATCTTTAGCTATGGAGTAGTCTGGAAACACAACATCCTTTACCTCAATAATTTTAGCCTTTAAAGTGCTGACCCAATCAGCAACCTTACCTAAATCCAAAACAGCCTTAAGCAACTCTTTTGAAATCCAATCAGAGACAAGAACCGTATCTAGCCTTGATACGCCGACACTTTTTGAAATTCTATCAATTCCCTTTCCTACATCCTTAAAACTCTTAATTGAAGCCTTACTGACATAATCATAGGATTTGCTGGAGTCTATGAAGCTCCTAGAAATAGCCTTAGAAATCCAATCAACCGTAACCTCAGAATCAACAAGCACTTTAGCTAAAGTCTTCCCTATCCAATCGCTAACTCTGGACAAGTCCAAAATACTTTTACTGACCTCTCTCCGTACATAATCACTTGAAACCACAGAGTCAACAAAACATCTAATAGCCTCTTTTATAATCCTATCAGAAACAATGCTACTGTCAGTAAAGACCTTAAGAGTAGCCTTTCTCAGATAATCTGACCCTATGCTTACATCAACCATCACCTTTTCAGACCTTTTTCTCAGATACTCAGCTACAATGACCGTCTCAACAACTTCCACAAACATTCCGTGAATAGTCTGGATAATGTATTCTCCTACAGCATAATCCGTAAAAACAGCCTCAATTTGCTGAACAATTACACGGCTACCAAACTCAACAAGAAACCCAACCCTCTGAAGACCAAACTCATTAATACCGTTAAACGAAAACTCTCCATACTCATCTAATGCTCTTATAGTAATGCTCAAGAGACGCTACACCTAGAATCTTCTAGGCTGAATCCATATTTTCTAGTTTACGGTAAAATGCATTACGTTCCTCAGCTACACTTCCACCTTCTTTAATCCATCTCTGAATGTGAAAAATCTTAAAGTCTGTCTCACAAATCCTCTTTGAATCAATACCAGAAACAGATTCATGAACTCTCCCTTCCCACTTCCCCTTAGACCTTCTAAAAAGCCTAACAACCCTCTCTTCAGTTTTTGTTTCCAGATTAACTCTAATGAAAGAATACGCATCATAAATTTTCGTTTGAACTAAACCTTTCAAATTCTCAAGAAGCCTATCTTCTGGGTACTCATCAACATCCAACCAGAAAACCCAATCTATCTCTGGAGCAACAAATTTCATAGTCCTATTCCTAAATTCACCAAAATGGTCTTCCCAATCAATATAGAAGCACCTAGCCCCTCTTTCTGCAAACCTATCCCAAGTACTATCCACAGTTCTGGTATCTACCCCAACAACAATATCATCAAACCATCCCTCAACACATTTCATGAAGTCTGCTACATGGGGTTCTTCATCCTTTGCGATAACACATAAAGCAACCTTCTCCTTTCTCCAATCCTTATGATAAACTAGAGAACTAGTCAACCCATGCACTTCATAAGTTAAAAATCTAACACCATAATCTAGAAGAGAATCCATAACAAAACCACCAAGGCTGATTGCTAAGAATTTTAAGTTCAATACATAAGGCTTTACTTCCAAAATCCTAGGTACTTCGACAATAACGCTTAACCACTTAGACATAACCGTAATGGAATGAATAGCAAAAACAAACGGTATTTTCTCAAGTTCTAACCTCTTATTTAAAATATCTCTAACTTTGTCAGCTTTGAGTCGAAATTTTGGGTTTACCCTAAACAATAGCTCAACATAAGTCATGAACCCATCTCCCATATTTCTGTTAACTCTTTAAATCTTACTACCATCTTCCTCAAAGGAAGCTTACTATTAAGTTCATGACCAAAAGGAAGCTCAATAAAAACTCTATCAAAACCAAATCTTCTTAACATATTAAAAATGCAGACCCTTATATCGTTAGTTATCTCACTCCAAGGATACTCAAGCTCATTAGCATAAATCGTTGGATAAAAGACCTTATTTCCCAGTATTTTTTGTTCTTTAACACGGGCAAACCCAACCGTTCTCATGTCTTTAAGCACAATGAAAAATTTAGTTTTTGTAGGGTTATGATGATAACAGAACATATCCCAGCCTAGCTCTAGATAATAGCTCCAGAACTTGCTGTAGAAAGGGTCATTTACCGCAGTTGGAGTCTCTCTACCAGCTAAAAAATCGCTTTTGATTGCTCTAGCTAAAATCTTCAAATCTTCGACCTTACTTAAATCAGCCTCTCTAACTCTGAGACCTCTTTCCCTATCTACGTAAATTATATCGTTCCTCATGTTTCCTCACAGCAAGTTTAAGTAACTTATTGAATCTTTTTCTAAATTCCGTAAACCCATACTTTTTAGCTTCTTCCCTCAATATCTTAGGGTCATATCTGCTAATATCAAACTCCAAAACAGCTTTTCTTAAGTTTTCCAGATAAGGCTTTTTTATTCTGACACCAAGCTTTGGGGAATGAATGGTCTCTCTAAATCCCCCTTCATCAACCACTATAGCTGGAGTACCACAAGCCAAAGCTTGAACTGGGACTAATCCAAAATCCTCATAGTAACCAGTTTGAATAACAGCCTTAGCATTTGCCATTAAATTAACAAGCTCCTTTAACTTCACACCACCTAAAATCTCAATATTGGGACAATCCTTAGCTAATTCTACCAATGTAGGATTAGGCTCTGGCTCATTAGGGCTACCGACAATAATCAGCCTCTCTTTCAGACCACGAAAAGCGTCAATCTGAAGGTCAATTCTTTTCTGCCAGTTAACCCTCTGTGCGGAAAGAAAGAAATCTCTGCTTGGATTCTTAACTGGTCGAAAAACCCTCAAATCAATAGGTGGATAACAAACATAGGTCTCAATTCCGAACCACTTCAGCATTTGCTCTTGAATAAACTTACTATTAACAATAATCAAATCAGCCTTCTTGAACAACTCTTTATGCTTCTGCAAAACCCACCCTCTATCACGAATAACTAATCTTGCACGTAGAGGCTCAACATACTTGATTATCTCATCAAACATGAAAGTTGCAAATCTACAAGCTCTATGTTCATACAAAACAACAGCCTTATCATTGACTCCATCAAAAACCTCTAAATCCCAAGGACAATGCAAAACAACAACATCAACCCCATCAAATTCCTTTAGAATCTCATCTCTGAAGAGCCTTCTTAATTTCAAAATTGATTCAATCTCATTCTTTGTGTACGTTTCCATAAGACCACTTTTACACCTTTACCAAACGATTATGTGTCAGAATCAACTTGTCAACATCAGAGGCTATCTCCTTGATATATCCTTTCTTTTTTAGTTTTCCTGATGTTACAGCAAAAGCTAAAACGCTTGCCTTCAGAACTCTAGCCATGTTGTACATAACGTGTTCTCCACCACCCTCTTGACTAATAGCAAATCGGAACTGTGCTACCTTCATAAAGACTCCCTATTGAAGAGAAGCTCCATAAAAATTAATAAGAATTTCTGCTTTCTTCTTTCCCACTCACTTTTTAATTGAAAAGCTCTTGAAAAAATACTGTTTTCACATTTAGAAAGCAATTTTACTCCGTATTTATCTGGATTATTGTAAATTTTTGATTTTTGAGGTACTACAAACTCAGAAAAAAGAAACCTCTTAACTTTATTTTCCACCCTAAACAACCTTACAACCGTCTGCAAGAAATCAAGCAGACTCTCTCTAGGGTAACCAATAATTAGATTTACTTGAATGTCTATTCCAAACATGCTTAGGGCTTCAATGGAATTTAAAATATCCCTAACTGTGATAGGCTTCTCCATTTTCCTCAAGGTTCTATCGCATAGGCTTTCAACTCCTAAAGTAACGGAAAAACAACCACTTTTCCATAACCAATATGCCTCTTGAAAACTAATTCTAGGCAAAAACTCCCCCATCCATTTTATGCCTAATGGAGCTATAGCCTTACATAACGAAATAAGCCTCTTCCTATTAGGATTTGTGATGTTATCGCAAAAATAGAAAGGCTTGTTATATTCCTTCAAGATTTCAAGTTCTCTTTTAACTCTCTCAACTTTTTTCTCTCTATAAACTTCGTACAACTGTGAAAATCTATTATTGCAAAAAGAACACCTATTGACACAACCTCTCTGAGTCTCAATGCCTATAAGTTGGTAATTATCTAAGTTTAGGTCTCCGTAATCTGGAATAGGCGACTCATTTAAGTCAAGAAGCATAGGACTAATGATGAACCTCTGAACTTTGTATCCCTTTATAACCTTATGGATTAAACTCCTAAAAACTGGCTCAGCCTCTCCCTCTACAACACAATCAATCCAAGGAAACATTCTTGCATAAATCTTGGATTTCCACAGAAAAGCACTCCCACCAAAAATAACTTTTATTCCTTCATCTTTGAGGATTTTGCCGACAGTTAGACTAGTCCCAATATTGCCTAGCTGAACAGAAAAGCACACCACTTTAGGGTCATACGAAAGAATCCTATCAGCCATGCTATGACAAATGCTGTATAACTCGGAATCTCCCTCTCCCTTTAACAATAACTCAACTGGATAAAAATCCCTACGATAGGTCTCTTCATGGAGTTCCTCAATCTTGTCTTTTAAAACCCATCTCATGAAACATTGATTAAACTCTGGGGATAAATCTACACAAACAGAATCATATTCTGGAATTAAAGCCTTCAAAATTGCTAAACTCAAAGGAGAAACAAGATTCACCTTAAACGGTAAACTAACCAAGCATATCATAGCTAGAACTTAATATTAGTCAGCAACATAATAATGCTATTGTATTCTCCAACACCACCAGTAACATACATCTGAACTTGATAGCTTTCCTCACTTTCATCCGAAAAATCTATCCAATCAGTTTCCACTATCCCCCATCCAGCACCAGTAACAGAAACCTCACTCCCATCAACTGGAGTCCCAGCATTTTGCCTATAAATCCTAGCGTAAGTTTTCTCACCATCCGTATCGTTCTTTAAATGATAAATGAATTTGGCATAGAGCTTACGATTAGGCATAGCTTTCTTAATTTTCTGAGGGTCAAATGCAATATCACTATCAGCAATCGTAACATAGCTTGTGCTTGTAGTTGTAGCCCCTTCAGAGCCAAACTTCAAGGCTATAACGATTCTCTGCAAAAGGGTCTCTGGAGTAATTATGTCATTCATGCCTTGGTTACCACTCCATCATACCCAATAAGCCTAGAATTTGCAGAATCCAAATTCTTAACCCTAATCCACAAACCATTCCTAACATGGAAAGCAAATTTTGAAAGAACACCTTTCCCCTCATGCGTTAAGAAAGACAACTCATTAGTACCATCAGTAAAGACTACTTCTATGTCATACTCATGGTAGATGTTGTGGATAACCCACTCTTCTCCAGATGGTGGCTGAATGTCTAAAGTTCCATTAGCTGATACTGAAACAAGGTCAGAAACTACGTCTCCTACAGCCAAAGTGCTTTACCCCTAACCTTGAATCTAACTCCGAAAGAATTTAAATATTCTTTCTTAATAATTGCTTTATTGGTCGTGAATCATGACTGAAAAGAAGATTCCCAAAGATGTTGACACAACAAAAGTACAAGGATGGATAGAAATTATAGTCAGAGACAAAAACGGAAACATCAAATACAAGGCTGGAGCACCACCAAAAGCAATAATGAAAGGAAATCCAGTACCAATTTTGACAAGCTTTCCAGCAAAAGAAGGAGACTTCTACTTTAGAAAGAACATCATAACTAACGTAGGTCTAGCTTGCATGGTCAGACTAATCTTTGCTGGTCTAACAGAAGACAAATTCGGCTACCTAGCCATAGGCTCTGGAACAACCTCAGAATCAGCTACAGACACAGCCCTAGAATACGAAGTAGCCAGAAAATCAGCCTCAGTATCCCAAACAACCACAACAATCACGGATGATACAGCCCTTCTAGAAGCTACATTCTCAAAAGATGACGGTCTGTCTGGCTCAATGAACATATCAGAAACTGGAATCTTCAATGCAAGCTCTGGTGGAGACATGCTAGCAAGAAAGGTATTCTCAGCCGTACCAGTAGATTGGGATGCTGGAGACACACTCACAATAAGATACTACGTACAAATGTCAAGGTGATAACCCAAAAATGGTAGTTAGATTTAAAGACAAAGTACGTAGTCAAGGCTCAGTTACACCAGAAAGCCTAAACACGGAAACAGACCTCATCAACCTACCAGACCAAGATGATGACTACATCATCGAAGGAACAATAGACCTAGCAAACATGCAATCTGGAGATGAAGTTGTCATCAAAGTCTATGTTGCAGTAGATGGAACAAACCAGAGACTACAAGACAAACTAACCTTCAAAGACGCACAAGAAGTCCCAGTAGTCAGAATCACAAGCCAAACAGTACCCTACAACGGAAAATTCAGAGTAACAATAACCCAAACGGCTGGAGACCTAAGAACATTCCCATACACATTCATATACCAAATAATGGAAGAAATCTAATAGGAGAGATGAGAAATGAGCCTTTGGCATGGACTACCCCCACCACCAAAATTCCCATTCTGGAGTGCAATAATCAAACAGACTCAAGGGAGCATTAGCGTTCCTAGTGGTAGTACAACTTATGTAGATATACAACCACCACCAAACGAAACATGGCTGGTATGGATTGACTGGTCTCTCTACAATATAGGAGTAGGCTACCAGCTTACGATAATGTATTTTGATTATGATGGAACAACACGTAGATGTCATAAAGATAGATTTAGAGAAGGAACAGACAACCCTAATTATGGACATCTAGTTAGATATGAGACATTAGGAACTATGAAAGTGCTAACAAACTCCCTTTACGGTTCAGTAGCTTTCTATCAAAATACTGGCGATGCTCATACTGGGGTTTATGGTTATAGTGGATTTAAGCTAAGTGAACCCTTATGGACACCTAAACGATTCAATAATCCTAGTATCCCAGCATGGAAACGTGAACTGCAAACTTCACTTCCTTCAAGAATCAAATCCTTAAGCTCCTATGCTTGTGAAGTTTTTGACCATAGGCTAAACGATTACATTCCAGCCATAATGCTTGAGGAAAACACACCACTAGCAGTTGACCCAAGAACAAACTTCCCAATAGAAAGGCTAACAGTAATAACTCCAGTTGAAAATCTGCTTAATATATTGGAAGCAAGAGACAACCCAGACAAAAGACCAAGTAGAATCATACAAACTGGCAAGTATAAAGGGGCAAATCTAAGAGATTTGAGTGCAGAGGAATACGAAGAGGCAACTGGCTACAAGAAATACTTTGATAAATGGCGTTCTGAAGGTATAAGTATCTGAACTAAATCTAAGAACTAAAGGGGAGACAAGCATGGAGCAAATAATACTGCAAATCATCACCTTAATACTCCTAGTAGCCTCAATCTATCTAGGAGCAAAATACAAGAAAGCAAGAAGGAAATTCAAGGAGTTCAGAGAACTCATAGACGCAATAGATGAGTTATGGGAGACTTATGAGACTAATCCAGAAAAAATAGAAAAACAATGGGAAAAGGTAATCAAGGAAGCCAAAGACCTACTTGAAGACCCTTAGACCTCAATGTAGCTAACGTACTTCTCCTTGAAGGGGTTGTGCTTAGGCTTAAATCTCAGAAACCTATTTCCGCATACTGGACATCTAGGATTAGACATGTCTAGCTGACTTTTCGGAATCCAGTTACCGCACCTTCTACAGTAGGCATGGGTCTGGTAGCAACGCCTAGACGGTCTCTTGAGCTTAGGATACTTCATTTCTCCCTCTCCTTCCACTCAACCTCATAATCATATCCTAGACCATCACAGCAAGGACATCTGACTTTGACTTCCTCACCAGTAAGGTGTTTTCGGCGTACAATGAAACCATCTCCATTACAGCAATCACAGACCACCTTGACAAGATTCTCCTCACCATGAATCCTTAGAAGTCTTCTAATGGCTTCTCTGATAGCCTCAGACCTACTTGGATAAACTCCCTTCCTAACAAGCTTATCCAATTCCTCGATGTGTTTCCTCGGAATGTAGCAAGAAAGATGTTCCATCCTATCCTTGTTTAACAATGTCCTCGATACCCCCCTTCTACCTTAGACTATTAACACGTACATGTTACATTTATCTCTTTCCTTCTCTCCTCTGCTACTGCTATAGACTTGACCACTCCTTATTCTCATGCCTAAAGCTTTTGTAATTTCAAGCTTTCCGTAATTAAAAATTCAATATCCTCGACATACAACCACAAAATCCT